AACAATCTTTTCAAATACTCGTCTTGATTTATTATATTCTTTTTTCATATTTTCTCCTATTTTAAGTATAATGGACCAGTCCAATTAATTGCATAATTACCAGATAATACATTACCTCTTGCTTGATTAAGAGCAGGAGCTTGCCAACCAGCAGGTTTTAATATATCACCCATTTTAAATCTACCGAAGTCAATCATAGAAATAAAAGCTTTTACACCACCGTTGTTTACAACTTTAATAAACTTTTTACCAGTTTTGATAGAAAAACCAGTGGCATATTCTTTACACATTTTTTCTCTAACTTCGTTATTATCACTAGCGCCAAAGTTCTTTGTATAGTCTTCAACCATAGCGTTAGTCATATTCATTATTCCTTCTTTTAAAGTTTCTGCTTTAACGTTTACTGTAATCATTATTTGTCCTCCTTGTATAATTCTTGAGCATATAAAGCTAAAATGTATGACGCAATACCTATCAAGGCCATTGAAGCACCTTGTAAATATTTGTCTATTTCAATTGATCCTACGGCACCAACCATTGCTAAAGTACCGACTGTTGCCATTATTACTGACATGTATTCTATTATTTTTTTCATAGTGTATCCTTTGTTGTTTTTCATATTACTCGTCCATCCTATAACATAAATACACTAAAAGCAAGCAAAAAATGAAAAAAAATACAAAAAAATTTGCATTTTTTCTTGTCTGTTCTCTTTTTGTTCTCGTTTCCTGCTCAAAAACTGTTAAGGATTGCAAAATTGAGCCGGATTATGAAAAAATTGGCGAATCAGCGTTAGAAAATAAAGAAAATTTAAGTGAAACTGAGCTAAAATCTGCTCAAATGTCATGTAAATTTTAAGGATAAATATTTTTATGACGTATTGTATGAATTGTGGACATTCCTGTCATTGTGACAAGGTTTGCTGGCAAAAATATGATGAAGGAGGCGATACTTTGTGTTGTAAACACTGTCGGCACGAAGAAAAAGAAGAAAAATCAGTAAATTTTAACGAAGATTTATTTAATGGAGCATAAAATGAGTAAAATGAGAATATTTAAGTTTTGGAATGAAGCAGGAGAAGAAAAAGAGAAAGAAGCGATGAGTTTAAAAAAGGCAGTCATGTCTGTTCAAGGGGATTATAAGGATAATTTCATAAGTGTTGAGTATATGACTAAAAAAGGCAAAAATATTAGTCAATCTATAAAAATACCTATGGGTAGAAAAATAAGACAATCAATATTAGTTGAAAAACGAAGAGCTGAAGCAAAAGCGGCTAGAGAAGCGAGAAGATAATGCCGGCAATCTGTAGAAAAGGCGATAGTTTGAGTACCGGTCATATATGTACAGGTACAACAACGTTAAATACGCCTGGTCAATCTACAGTTAGAGCAAATAGTATATTAATTGCAAGAGTAGGTGATCCTACAGTAAGTCACCCTTTTCCACCGGCACCACCTTGTGCGCCACATGTTGCAAACGTTAATGTTGGTAGTTCAACAGTTAGTGTTTGTGGTAGTCCAATTGCAAGAATAGGAGATAGTGCAGACGCTGGAGCAATGACTTCAGGTTCTTCTAATGTTTTCTCGGGATAACGTATAAATATATACGTATGCCAAATTACGATTCAAGTTCTACGAACAACAGTAAAAGATCAAATAGAATCTATAGTGATCTAGATTTAAATTTTGGTCGTAATACTGTGACGAATGATGTAAATAAACTGACGGATGTAGAGGCCGTAAAGAGAAGTGTTAGAAACTTAATTAATACTTCACACTTTGAGAGACCTTTTCATCCTGAAATTGGTAGTGATGTAAGAAGAATGTTGTTTGAACCAATGACACCACTTACAGCACTTAATTTACAAAGAAAAGTTAACGAAGTTCTAGCTAATTTTGAACCAAGAATAAAATTAGTTCAAGTTTTGGCAAGGCCAGACATAGATAGAAATAGTTATCATTTAACAATTATGTTTTACGTTATAGGAACATCGGAACCGGTAACAGTAGAAGCATTTTTAGAAAGATTAAGATAAAATGGCAAGTAATAAACTCATAGTATCAGATTTTGACTTTGATAACGTCAAAGCAAACTTAAAAACATTTTTACAAAATCAACCAGAATTTTCAGACTATAATTTTGAAGGATCAGGCTTCGCCGTTCTTTTAGATACGTTAGCATACAATACACACTATCTTGGTTTCAATGCCAACATGTTTGTAAATGAATCTTATTTAGATTCTGCTGACATAAGAAAAAATGTAGTCGCATTAGCAAAAGCAATTGGTTATACACCATCAAGTGTAAGAGCACCAATGGCCGAAGTAGATATTACAATTAACAACGCAAGTGGTTCAAGTGTGTTAATGAATAAAGGTACAACATTTACAAGTTCAGTAGAAGGAACAGGTTATAACTTTTTAACTAACGAAGATATTACAATTACACCATCTGCTGGCGTTTATAAGTTTTCAGGAGTTAATTTATACGAAGGTACTTTAGTCACTTTTAAATATACAGTAGATAGTTCAGACGCAGATCAAAAGTTTTTGATACAAAACGTAAATGCTGATACATCTACTTTAAAAGTCACTGTACAAAACTCAATTTCAGATTCTACATTAACAACTTACTCTTTAGCAACAGGTTTAAGAGGTATCAATGATGAATCAAAAATATATTTCTTACAAGAAACAGATAACGGCAAATTTGAAGTATATTTTGGTGATGGTGTTATCGGTAGAAAATTAGAAGATGGTAATATAGTTATTTTAGAATATATTGTCACAAATAAAACAGAAGCTAACGGTGCAAGTACTTTTGAATTAGGTTCAAACATTGGTGGTTTTACTAATGTCACTATAACAACAAAATCAAGTGCTCAAGGTGGTTCAGAACCAGAATCAAAAGAATCAATTAGATACAATGCGCCTTTACAATATACATCACAAGATAGAGCAGTCACAGCAACAGATTATGAATCAATTGTTAAGACTTTATATCCTAATGCATTATCAGTTAGTGCTTGGGGTGGGGAAGATGATGAAACGCCAGTTTACGGTGTTGTAAAAATTTCTATTAAGGCTGCTTCAGGTTCAACTCTAACAGAGGCAACTAAAGCGTCTATCGTTAAAGGTTTAATACCTTACAATGTAGCTTCAGTAAGACCACAAATAATTGATCCAGAAACAACAAGTATTTTAATAACATCAAACGCTAAATTTGATAAAAAAGGAACAAGTAAAACAGCAGACACTTTAAAATCAGAAATAATATCTGCTATAACAAATTACAATACAACTACTTTACAAAAGTTTGATGGTGTATTCAGATTTTCTAAATTAACAGGTTTAATTGATGATGTTGATACAAGTATTTTATCTAATATCACAACTATTAATATGAGAAAGAATTTTACACCTACTATAGGTTCATCTACAAAATATGATATGTATTTTAGAAATTCTGTTTACAATCCACATTCAGGACACTTATCAATTTTATCATCAACAGGTTTCAAAGTTTCAGGAAGTGATTTTGAAATGTTTTTAGATGATGACAGTAATGGTAATATTAGAAGATATTATCTAGTAAGTGGTGTTAAGACTTATGCTAACAATACACAAGGTACTATTAATTACGAAACAGGTCAAGTCACATTAAATTCTTTAAACGTTGCTTCTATTTCTAATATAAGAGGTAGTACTTCAAACGTTATAGAAATTACTGTACAACCTAATTCAAACGATATTGTGCCAGTTAGAAATCAAGTAGTAGAAATAGATGTAGCAAATTCAAATATAACTGTAGAGGAAGATACATTTGTTGGTGGTTCATCTGAAGCCGGTGTAGGTTACAGTACAACAACAAGTTATTAATTTAGCCAATGGCAAAATTTGATAATAAAATATCCAATTTAATAAACACTCAATTACCAGATTTTGTTGTTGATGATCACCCAAAATTTGTAGAGTTTTTAAAAACATACTTTCAATTCATGGAAGCTGCCGAGTTATCGGTAACTTCTATTGAATCTACAGACGGTATAACTTTAGAAAATCAAACAGGTGTTGCAAACAATCTAGTATTAGATGGTGGTTCACTTGGTGCAGAAAAAACACAACTAGATTTAGGCGATAAAATAATTTTAGAAGATAGTTCTTTTGGTAAATTTACTTTTAAAGAAACTGTCACAGGTGCAACTTCAAAAGCAACTGCTACTGTATTAGCTGAAGATTTAAATAACAATAGATTATTCATATCATCACAAGATAAATTTATAGTAGGAGAAACAATTACTGGTGGCAGTTCAGGTGCTCAAGCCGTAGTTAATAAGTACAGACCTAATCCAGTTCAAACTATTCAACAGTTAACAAACTTTAGAGATCCAGATAAAGTTATTAATGACTTTTTAAATAACTTTAGAGACGAGTTTTTTAAAACTATACCAGAAAATTTAACTTCAGGTGTAAACAAAAGAAATTTAATTAAAAATATTAAATCACTATACAAATTAAAAGGCACACAAAAAGGCCACGAATTATTTTTTAGAATACTTTTTAACGATCAATCAGAAACATTTTATCCTAGAGAACAAATGTTAAAAGTATCTGATGGTAAATGGTCTTCTACAAAAATTTTAAGAGTATTAAGTTCACAAGGAGAAACTTTAAGTTTAGTTGGTAGATCAATTAAAGGTAGAACATCTAACGCAACAGCTATAGTAGAAAACGTATCTAAATTTTATATAGGTGCAAGTGAAGTTTCTGAAATAACATTAAACGATGATACTATAGTCGGTACTTTTCAAGTAGATGAAATTATTGAAGGAACAGAAAATGATCAATCAGATTATTATATTTTAGCAACTGTCACAGGTGTACCAGGAGAAAAAACAATTACTAACGGTGGTGCTCTTTATAGTACAGACGATATTGTAAAAGTTACCGGTGGTGGTGAGCAGGCTGCATTTAATATTAATGATGTTAGTTCAGGTAAAATAACAGACATTGTTGTAGATGGTGGCGGATCAGGTTATGAAATAGGTGATACTTTATCTTTTACAAATACAGGAACATTTGGTGGTAATGCTTCAGGTGTTGTCACTGTAGTTAATGGTGCTATTGCTAACGAAGATACAGATCATATAGTATTAGAAGATGAAACATCAGCAGGCGATCACTTAACAGGAAATAAAATTGTACAAGAAACTGGTTCAGGCACAGGAGATATTACAGACATTTATTTAATAAGTGGTGGTGACGGATATAAATCTTTACCTACAGTTTCGGTAACATCTACATTAGGTTCAGGTGCAAACGTATTATCACATGGTACAGGAATAGGAAAAGTTTTAGGAATAGAAACATCTAATTTAGGTATTAAATATCAAAATTCTCCAGCACCTACATTATCATTTGTTAATTGTTTATTCATAACTGGTATTACAGGATCGTTTACAGCAGGAGAAACAGTAAACGGTGGTACTTCAAGTGCTTCAGGTTTAGTTTCAAGTTATAATTCATCAACACAAGTTTTAAAATTAAAAGAAGTTTCAGGTACTTTTCAATTAAATGAAATTGTATCTTCAAGTGGTGGTAGTGCTACTGTTAATAAATTAGATGTCACTGTTGCAACTGTAGATGTAAGAGCAGTTGTAGATACAAAAGGCGTATTCTTAAATGAAAAAGGACATATTTCAGAAAGTACAATGAAAGTACAAGATAGTTTATACTATCAAGATTTTTCATATGTACTAAAAGTAGGTAACTCAATTAATTTATGGAGAGACGCATTTAAAAAAACAATGCATACTTCAGGTTTTTATTTTACAGGTCAAGTTGATTTAGAAAGTAGATTAAATGCAAAAGTTCAAGTAGCAACAGGTTTCAATACTGGTACAGTTGGCGAACCATTACTTGCAATGATGAAATTAATATTTGAAACTGTATTTGGTAGAAGAACAGGAACAGTAGATGATGGTACATCAAAATCTATTCAACCAAATCAACCAAATCCAAATAACAATAGAGACGTGACTTTAACAAGAGCACCTATTGGTATTAGATTAAATTTAAGATTAAGAAGAACGTTTTTAGGGGCTACTGTTGCAGGTAACGTAAATGTTGCTCAAGGTTTTGCATATTGTGGTCCTAGATTTAACTCAATAAATAAATGGGCTGGTACAGCATATGGTATTACGGCTAACAGATCAAGTGGTATTAATGGTACAAGTGGTGTCACTTTTCAAAGATTGAGTGAATTAAAGGTAACAGGTACTAGAACAAGTTTAGATGGTAAATCAGCGTTGTTAGAAATGATAGCTGGTGACGATCTTAATGCCGGTAGACAATTTAAGACCAACTTTACTTTTCCAGCGGATATTACATTCCCAGGAGAAGAATCGTTTAGTGGTTCAAGTATAACTTTTGATAGCGGTGTTAAGAAATTTGACCAAACAAACGTATAAATATAATATATAAATAAAGAGAGATCATGGCAAAACAAACAATAAACATAGGTTCAACACCAAACGACGGACAAGGTTCTACTATCAGAGTCGGTGGTGATATAATTAACGATAACTTTAACGAAATCTATACTGCTTTCGGAGACGGCTCTAATTTAAGTTCAGGTTTTATCACAGGTAAACAAGAGGGTACCAATTTTTCAAATTCTATAATGGTTGGACATAGTACAACAGGTACTTTAAGTTCAGCAGAAAATAATGTCGCTGTAGGTAAAGGTTCTTTAGAATCTATAACTTCAGGAAATGAAAATACAGCCGTAGGTTTTGACACTTTAAAAGTGGTAACAGGACAATCAGGAAATGTTGCTGTAGGTAACTCAGCAGGTAAAGCTGTTGCAAGTGTTAATAATACTTTAGTAGGAGAAAATGCAGGTTTAAAAGTATCTTCAGGAAGTACCAATACTTTTGTAGGTCATAATGCTGGTAATGCAATTGAAACTGGTTCAGGAAATGTAATTATAGGAAACGCAGTAGGTAACTCTGCTTCTACAACTAAACAATTTACTATTGCAGGATCAGACGGTTCTAGTTTGACAACTTGGTTAGAAGGAGACTCTACAGGTAAAGTTGTAGTGGCTGCTGATCCAACAGCTGCTATGGGTATCGCAACGAAACAATACGTAGACGCTCAGGTTGCTGGTGAAAACGAAATATCAGAAATGAACGATGTCACTTTGACTAGTATTCAAACTGGTGATATTTTACAGTGGAACGGTAGTGCTTTTGTTAATTTTGCTTTAGGTACAATAGGTACTATGGCTGCTCAAAATGCCAATGCAGTCAATATTTCTGGTGGTTCTATCACTATGGGATCATTATCTAACACGTCAACTTTACTAGTTAAAAACTCTAGTGGTACAACATTAAAAACAATTATTGGAACAACATCATAGGAAAGTATTATAAATAGGAATAAGAATTATGCCAGCGATAATAACAACAAAATTCAGAATAAACAACAGTGAGCAATTTCACGAGTCTTTTAGTGAATCTGCTCCAAACGTTTACTATCTTGGTCTAGCAAGACCACAGGCTTTCGGTACTATCACAAGAGCAGATGGCCGAACAGATTACGAAGGAACAGACTCAAATCCAATAACTCCAGGTGATACAGTTGTTGCAGAGTTTAATACTTTTGATGATCTTTTAGCAGCTAAAAAAATAACAAGTTCGGATGTTTCTTTTGCAATACCAAGAAGAAATTGGGCAACAGGAACAACATACGATATTTACAGACACGACTATGGCGAATATGTGACTGGTAGTACATCTACTAGAAATACAGCTAATGGTGGTGCAACTACTTTACATGACGCTAATTTTTATGTTTTAACTACAGACAGAAATGTATACAAATGTATTGACAATGATGGTAATACTACTTCAACAACAGAGCCATCTGGTACAGGTACAAGTGTAATTACAACTGCTGATGGTTACAAATGGAAATATATGTACACTTTATCGGCGTCTCAACAATCTAATTTCTTATCAACAGATTTCATGGCAGTATCAACTAACTCAACAGTTAGTTCAGCCGCTGTAGACGGATCAATTGATTGTATTAAAATTAAATCAGCAGGTTCGGGTGGTTCTAACGGTACTCACTCTGTCACTATTAAAGGTGACGGTTCAAGTGCAACTGCTAACGTAGTAGTTTCAGGTGGAACAATTACATCGGTAACTATGACTAACGTTGGAGCAGGTTATACTTTTGGTACAGTTTCAAATGCAGAAATAGTATCTGCTGGTGCAACAGGTTTAACTGGTGCAGAATTAGATGTGATTATATCTCCAAAAGGTGGTCACGGTAAAAATGCAGTAGAAGAATTAGGTGGTTTCTTTGTAATGTTAAATGTAAATTTAGAAGGAACAGAATCAGCAAACTCTGGAGATTTTCATGCTGGTAACGACTTTAGAAAAATTTGTTTAATAAGAGATCCTGCTTCAGGTGGTTCAGCTGCTTCAGCAAACACTTTAAGAGGAACAAAAGCAATCAGAATTAACTCAACTCCAACACCAGGTACTTTTACAGTTGATGAAGAAATAAATCAAGCAACTACAGGTGCAGTAGGTAAAGTTGTAGAATGGGACGCAACAAACAGAATTTTATATTATATTCAAACAAGACACAATGACGCCGGCGTTGACGCTAATGGTAACTTGACAGCATTTTCTAGTACACATGTAATTACTGGTCAATCATCTTCAGCAACAGGTACACCGGAGACTAGTGTATCATCAACAATTAACAATGTTGTATTTTCAGGTGGTTATTCTACTCCGGAAATAGATCATGACTCTGGCGATGTATTGTACATAGAGAACAGAGCACCTATTCAAAGAGCAACAGATCAAACGGAAAATATTAAACTAGTCATTGAGTTTTAAGGAAGGAAACTATGCCAAGTCCAACAGACTTTAACCTTTCGCCTTACTACGATGACTTTAACGAGTCAAAAAAGTTCCATAGAGTTCTTTTTAGACCGTCTTTTGCAGTACAAGGTAGAGAGTTAACACAATCACAATCAATCTTACAAAATCAAATTGAAAGATTATCAGATCACGTCTTTGAACAAGGCGCTATGGTTATACCTGGCGATATTTCTTACGACTTAAATTACTATGCAGTTAAATTAACTTCATTTACAGATTCAGCAGCTGTTGGTGTTACCCTAAATGATTTTGTAGGTTTAACTTTAACAGGTGCAAGTTCAGGAGTAAAAGGAAGAGTTGTTAAAGTATCAGCAACAGATGGTACTGACCCTAATACATTATTTGTAAAATATTTAAATTCAGGTACAAATAAAACTTCAACAGCTTTTTCAAACGCAGAAACAATTTCAGTTGCAACTACTTTACAGTCTACATCAACAACAGTTTCAGCAGTAGTATCTGCTACAGCAACAGGTAGTGCAGCTTCAGTAAAATCAGGTGTATACTACATAAACGGATTTCATGTACAAGTAAGTGATCAAGATTTAATATTAGACAAGTACACAAACACACCATCATACAGAGTAGGCTTATTAATATCAGAAAGTTTTGTCACACAAAACGATGATCTTTCTTTAAATGATAATGCTCAAGGAGTTTCAAACACAAATGCTCCAGGTGCTCACAGATTTAAAATAGATTTAACATTAACTAAAAAATCTTTATCTGCTACAGACGATTCAAACTTTGTAGAGTTATTAAGATTAAAAAATGGTATTATACAAAATCAAGTTAGAACAACTGAATACGCTATATTAGAAGACACTATGGCTCGTAGAACGTTTGACGAGTCTGGCGATTATGCAGTAAGAGATTTTGATTTAGATTTAAGAGAACATTTAATTAACGGAACAAACAGAGGTATTTACACTTCAAGTGCTGGTGGTGTTGAAAGTAAGATTGCAGCTGGTTTAGCACCAGGTAAAGCATACGTTAAAGGTTACGAAATAGAAACTATTGGTACAACTTTTGTTGACGTTGATAAAGCAAGAGACTTTGATACACAAAATAATTCAAATACAAGATTTGATGTAGGTAACTTTGTTCATGTTAATAATGTATTTGGTTCTCCAGATGTAGGATTTGTATCAGGCGATGTTGAGTCATTTAAAAAAGTAGGTTTATATAGTACAGAAACATCGGTAAGAGGAACAGAAAACGCAGGATCAGGTTCTAACATAACTACAATTGGTCGTGCTAAGTCTAGAGGATTTGAATATAATAACGGTTCAGCAGTTAGTGGTTTCTTTTCTAGTTCAAGTACAACATCAAATATATTCAAACATTATCTTTTTGATATTGTTATGTTCACACACTTAAGCTGTCCTAAAAATCAAGCATTTACAAATGGGGAAGAAATTACAGGAGGTACTTCAGGTGCTAAAGGTACATATGAAAGTATTTCTACTGAACAAGGTCACACAATCACAGGTGCAACAAAAGCTAATCCTGTAGTAATAACTGCTTCAAACACTTTACAAGATGGTCAACAAGTGACAATTAATAGTGTTGGTGGTATGACACAATTAAATGGTAACACATATACAGTTAAAAATCCAACTAGTTCAAATTTTGAATTAGATGTAGACGGTACAGGTTTTAGTACATATACAAGTGGTGGTACAGCAGATCATTCTGTTGTTGTTTTATCTAGTGTATCAGGAACATTTATACCAGGAGAAACAATTACTGGTGGTGTTTCATCAAGCACTGCTACTATTCAAGCAAATGCTAGAGGTTATAAAGGTGTCACTTCATACGATTTCTCATCTACAAAACAACTTGGTATGGCTAGTTCACAATGTACATACACAGCTGATACTACTTTAGATAATACATACGGAGAAAGTTTACAAATTTCAGGTACAATATCAGTAGCAAACTCTAATAATTCAATTACAGGTTTTGGTACTAGATTTACTACAGAGTTAAGAATAGGTGACTCAATTACATTTACTACAGACGCAGGTACTTCAATAACAAAAATTGTTGAGGCAATAATTTCAGATACTTCTTTAGAGTTAACAACTAACGTTGGTGGTTCAGACGTATCAACTAAATCAAATGCAAATAGAAATAGATCAACACTAAAAGAAACTGATAAGAACGTTGCATTATTTGAATTGCCATATGAAACAGTTAAAACATTAAAAACAACTTCAAACTCTGGTGCTAGTGATACTAACTTTAAAATAAGAAGACACTTTACACAAACTTTAGGTTCAAATGGTGACGCAACTATTTCAGCAGGTACAAATGAAACTTTTGTTTCTTTAGATGAAAAAGATTATGCAGTTTCAATTATGACAACTGGTTCTGGTGGAACAGGTGCAGCTGGAGATTTCTTATCTTTAACTGGTAATAACCACGAAGGAGATCCGATCTTTACATTAAGTGGTTCTCCATCAGGAAAATCTTTAATACTAGATTTTGGTTCTAACTTTGCAAATCATAAAGTTAAAATTTTAGCAACTGTTAGTAGATCAGTTGTAGAAGAAAAATCAAAAACTTTAGTCACTAATAAATTATTAGAAGTTGAAACATTAGCAGATATTACAAAACAAGGTGGTGTTAGATTAATTAATTCTGATATTCATAGAATAGTATCAATAAAAATGGCAACAGCTTTTGGTACATACAATAATAGTGGTGAAGTAGATATTACAGATAGATACGATTTAGATAATGGCCAAAGAGATAACTTCTATGATATAGGTAGAATTATATTGAAAAAAGGTGCTTTAGTACCTACAGGTTCAATTGAAATAATTTATGATTATTTCTCTCATGGTTCAGGCGATGTATTTACAGTAGATAGTTATTCAGGTGCTGTTAGTTATGAAGAAATACCTTCTCACACTTCAGACACTACAGGAAAAACTTATGAGTTAAGAGACTGTCTAGATTTTAGACCAAGAGTAGATGACGCTTCAACAATCAATAAAGGAGAACAAGATAGATACTTTAATGGTGCTGGCGCTTCAGTTGTTGACGTTGCTAAATTTGGTACAGATATAACTTCAGATTTAGAATACTATTTACCAAGAATAGATAAAATATTTTTAGATAAAGATGGTGGATTTAAAATTGCAAAAGGGGCTAGTGCATTAGTACCTCAAGCACCGAAAAGTTTAGATGGTGCAATGCATTTATACACATTAGAAATTCCAGCATACACATTAGATACAGACGATATTACTATTACTAAAGTTGACAATCAAAGATACACTATGAGAGATATTGGTAAATTAGAAAACAGAATAGAAAATTTAGAATACTATACTCAATTGTCATTATTAGAAATGCAAGCAGAAAATTTACAAGTACAAGACGCAGACGGTTTTGATAGATTTAAAAATGGTTTCATAGTTGATAACTTTACAGGTCATGGTGTTGGTGATGTAAGAAATTTAGATTACAGAGCTGCTATGGATATGGCAAGAGGAGAAATGAGACCTATGTTTAATGAGGACGCCGTACAATTAATTGAAGCTGATGATGATGGCACAACAATTACAGCGTCTGATAGAACAGCGGCTAATTATCAAAAAACAGGTGATTGTTTAACCTTACCTTATACAGAAACAACTTTAATAGATCAACCTTTTGCAAGTAAATTTGTTAATGTAAATCCATTTGACGTATTCTCATGGACAGGTAGTATTCAATTAACACCACCAAGTGATGAGTGGAAAGAAACAGAAAGAACACCTGAATTAGTAATTAATAGAATAGGTAGTTTTGACACACTAGTACAAAATTTAGGAAATCCAAACTTAGCAAGTGTTGAGATTGGTACTGTATGGAATGACTGGCAAGAGTTTTGGTCAGGAACACCAACAGAAATCGGCAGACGAAATATGGGTAACCATAGAGCTGGTAGAAGAATATTCAGACGAGAAGAAATTACAAGCAGAGGTCAAATGTCTGCTACAAGAACAGGTGTAAGAACAAGAATAGTTCCACAAGTAGTAAGAAATTCAATTGGCGACAGAGTTGTTAGTGTTGGTTTTGTTCCTTTCATAAGAAGTAGAACATTAACATTTAACGCAACAAGATTAAAACCTGAAACAAGAGTATATCCTTTCTTTGATAATATTGATATAACAAGTTATGTCACACCAAACGGTGGTTCTCTAGGTGGTAACCTAGTGACAGACGTTAACGGTGCAGTTTCAGGAACGTTTGCAATACCTGATCCAAAAGTAAATAGTAATCCAAGATGGAGAACAGGTCAAAGAGTATTCAGATTAACAAGTTCATCTACAAATAATTTAAGTTCAGCTGTTCAAACTTCAGGTGAGGCAGATTATCTTGCTAAAGGCGCTTTAGAAACTGTACAAGAAACAATTATTTCTACAAGAGAAGCACAAACTGTTAGAGAAAGTACAGTTGAAACAGTTAGTAGAGGAACACAATCAAGAACAAGAATTACAGAAACAACAATAGGTTGGACTGATCCATTAGCACAAACATTTTTAGTTGACGATCCAGGTGGAGTTTTCTTAACATCACTTGATTTATATTTCAGTTCAAAAGACGACAATATTCCGGTAACAGTACAGATTAGAGAAGTAGTAAACGGATATCCAGGAAAAAGAATAGTTCCTTTTTCTGAAAAAACTTTAAATCCAGGTTCAGTAAATACAAGTACAGACGCAACAACGGCTACTACATTTACCTTTGATAGTCCAGTTTATTTACAAGAAAATACAGAATACTGTTTTGTTGTAATGGCAAATACTAATAATTACAACTGCTATGTTGGTAGATTAGGAGAAAGAGTAATAAATTCAGATAGAACAATATCACAACAACCATACGCTGGTGTTCTATTTAAATCACAGAATGGTTCAACTTGGACGGCTGAACAAAACGAGGACATAAAGTTCAAAATAAAGAGAGCAGAATTTGAAAACGTGACTGGTACAGTGACATTGTGCAATGACACTTTACCTACTAGAACATTAAAAACTAATCCGTTAAGAACAACAAATAGTTCAGGCGTAATTAGAGTTTATCATCCAAATCATGGAATGCATGGTACATCAAACAATGTCACAATTGCTGGTATACCATCAGGTACTTACAATGGTATTGCTCATTCAGACATAAACGGAACATACACAAGTATTTCAAACGTCACTTTAGATAGCTATGATATAACAACTACAGGTACAGCAAATGCAACAGGAGATATAGGGGGCTCTGTTGTGACTGCAACTCAAAATAGATTGTACGATCTATTAAATTTAAACTTATCTACAGCGACAGTTCCAGGCACAAGCATTGCTTACACAATGAGACCAACTACAGGTAAATCTGTACATGGTTCGGAAACAGAATTTAGTTTAACGACATCAACTAATGCAGTTTCAGTTATAGCAAATGATAATATTTACTTCACAGCACCAAATATGGTCGCAAGTGATATAAATCAAACAAATGAAATGTCAGGAAGTAAATCTTTATTTGTAAACTTAACAATGACAACTAACAACACTAAACTTTCGCCAGTATTAGACTTGCAAAGAATTAGTGCATACACAATTCAAAATAGATTAAACTCATGTACATCAAGTAATACACCTGATTATGTAAGTGATGAAGAAAGCACAGGCACATCATCTGCTGGTGTTTACGTGACTAAACCAATTGTGTTAGAAAACTTGTCAACTGCTTTAGATGTAAGATTAACTCAAAACGTAAGATCAACTTCTAGTGTCCTCGTTTACTACAGATTATCATCATCTGAAGAATCAAGAAATATAAATGATATAGGCTGGACACCTTTCAATTCAGCAGGCGAAGAAGACACTACAGTGACGCCAGCTCAAGATGATGAAACATTTAAAGAATACAAATATAGTGCAAGTGGTCTAAATGAATTTAGTACTTTCCAATTAAAAATTGTTATGAAAGGTACAAATTCTGCTTATCCACCTGTAGTTAAAGATTTAAGAGGTATTGCATTGGCAGTATAATAATATGGCTAGTTCTACATTAAAAGTTGAAGGTTTTGAAAGTTTAGTAAGAGACGTTAATACGAAGGCTATTATTAATACTAATAGAGCGGAATATAATAACTACATGAAAAGAGTTAAGGCTAGAGAAAATAGTGCTGATACAATAAGAGGTCTTTGTAAAGAGATAAATAACTTAAAGAAAGAATTATTTGAAATTAAAAATAGTATGAAAGGTAAAAAATAATGGCAGTTAAAAACATAGCAGTAACCGATACACTAGAAACATTTAGAACGCAATTTAATGATTTAGCGGCTAATGATTTTGGTGACGCAGCTGCTTTATCAGCTGCTGGTATTTCAGCAACATCTGTTGTTGGTGCAGTTGTAGAGTTATCTGCTCAAATAGGTACTGGAGAAGGACACTACATAAGAGACGCAAGTTCAACAGTTCAGTTGATTGCTCCAGGTAATACTATATCTTTTCTAGGTACAAGTAATCAAATAACTGCTACAGTTTCAAGTCCAGATACAGTGACGTTGGCGTTTCCAACTAACGTGACGGTTACTAACTTAACAGTTAATGGTACATTGAACGGACAAACAATTACTTTTCCAAGTGCAACAGGAGAAATTATAACAACTGGATCAATTGATAAAGTTAGTGAAAGTATGATGGCTAATGACGCAATTAGTTCAACTGAATTGAAATCATTATCTACATTATTAATTAAAAACAGTTCAGGTACTACATTAAAAACAGTACACGGCGCTGGCGTTTAAAAACTAGTCACTTAATTGTGACATAAATAAAATTATGAATATATTATTAACAGGCAGTGAAGGATTTATAGGAAAACACCTTTACAAATTTTTAGAACAAAACAATCACAATATAATACCAATAGATAAACTATCAGGCAACGATTTAATTGCTTGTGATCTTAAATACAATGTAGACATGGTTGTACATCTTGCTGGTCTTTCGGGAG